AGCAGTTTACAACTAGGGCTCTTAGGTTGTCGCATACATCTTGAACAGGAATTCCATTTTCCGGAGCCACTGACTTGACATCGTAGGGAAATATCACGCCCGATTGTTTAGTAACAGTTTTTACATAGATAGTAGATGTGGTAGTCTGTCCAGGTGGAATAGCTGTCCAAACATATAATATAGTATTATCAACATCTGTTTCAACATTGGTAGCGGTGGTAGCTGCACCTGCACTCACAGTGCCCACTGTGGGATCACTGGCAGCAGGGTTAGCTCCTGCTAGATCGCCCTTTTTAAGATCTTCTTGGCTGATAATGCCTTTGTCAATTAGTTTTTTCTGTTGTTGAGTAACTGAATATTCGTCTTCTGTTTCGCCTTCTACTGCTTCCTGAACTTCACGTTCTTTTTCAAAATCTTCACTGGTCGTAATTGCTGTCATAGCCTGTAAAACTAGTGCATCAGTTCCGCCTTGTTGTAGCCAAAGTGCAATAGGCACAAAGTTAGCAAAAACATTGTTACTATGATAAACATCGTTAAGACGTCCTGTGCCTGGAATATATGGCATAATTTATCCTAGAGCTATTCCGGTTGTGCTAGTTCTATACATATCAGCTGCATCCTTTTTACATTCTACCATAGCCAGAATGTGCGCCAATTTAATTTTAACTACATCCTTGCCGCCTAGAAATAACCAAGGAACCATGCCAATACCATTTTGTCCTAATGTAGCTGCTAGTGGCTTAGAAATTTCAATAAAGTCTAGATTTTCATGTTCTAATCTTCCTATAATTTCTTCTCCAGAAACTAATTTACAGCAGACTATATCACCGTAAGAAGCTTGTTTGCTTACTAACATTATTGATCCTCTTCCTTTGAAGGCTTTTCACATAGGGCCTCTAGAGTCTTATAGTGTTCGTAGGCTTTTTTCAAAGCTTCATAATGCTCTAATTTTTCTGGATCTGGGACAAGTATTGATAATCTACGCTCAATAGTTTCTAACATGTTTGCCAGACTGCGCCCCTTCCATTTTATGTCACCTTGAAATTCTGCATCCCCTTGGACATGTAGTCCAGAACCCATAGGATTTATTTGAGGTGTGGTCCAATTATAACTTCCGTAATTGTGACCTACTGTAACAAATTGTCCAGCTCCACCACCACCTGTACCACCAGTAACTCCGCTGCCAGAACTACCACCCCCGCCGCCTGTTATGGCAGTCTGCATGGTGTTAGCAGTAAAACTGATATCTATATCTTTAATAAGATCATCTAAATTCAGTGTAGTAATTTTAGATAAGTCAAAAGGTTCTAGAGCTATGTCAGGATTATCTTCTGCGGAAATTATTAATGTATCTTCTTGTTTCATTGTAGTAACGCCTTCAGCTCATTAAATCCACCTATCAACTTTCCATTAAGGAAAATTTGAGGCACAGATCTTGCAGCCGGTACTTCTTCCAATAATTCTTCTTTAGTCCATCCATCACCTATTTTCCTTTCTTCGAATAGAATGCCATTTTGGCTCAGTAAAGCCTTGGCTTGATCACAGTAGGGGCAATGATACTTGCTCCATACAATCGCTTTCTGCATGTTACTTTCCCTTTTCTATTTCAACTAGTATATTATCGCCTACTAATTCTTGAACGATAGCTTCCAAATTAGATTCAACATCTACATCTGTTATAGGTTGATCATCTTCAGCAGTATCTTTAATTAGCTTGCTTAGTTTTATTATAATAATTTCTGTTTGTACTTTTGCCATAATATTTTATAAATCTGGAAGTTCTGCATATTCAACTGCATCACTCATTACACCAATTACATAGTTAGTCGACTCGTTTTCCTGTAATGCGGTCTGCTTCTTGTTAATGTTAACATGCTTGTTGAACCAAGGTATGGGGCTACTCTTAGGATGCTCTTCGTTATATTTTATTCCTATATCTTTGAGTCTGCTGAATGCGGTATAGTCTACAAAGTCCTTGAGGATACTGGCATTAAGTCCAATTACTACTCCCTTGCTGAATAGATAGTCTGCCCATGTCTTTTCTTCTCGTATTACATCACAATACATAGCGTAAACTTCTTTTTCACATTCTATTTTAGCAGCAGCGAACCTTTCGTCTTCCTTTACAACCTGATTGATAATCCATGCTGTCCACTCAGCATGTAACAGTTCGTCCTGTAGTATAAGTGCAATGATGTTGCCATTGCCGATAAAGATTTTGTTTTCGACCATAGCCAGGCTGGTAGCAAAACTTACCATAAATCTAAACGCCTCTAGAGCATAGCTGGCATTAAGTGCTAGCCAAATAGATTTGATGTGATCTCGTTTGTTGACCAGCATTTCTCCAATTTCTTTTTGGCTGTTAAGTTTATGTAGCTCATCGTAGTACCTACCTACATTAGTAGCCATTTCTACGATTTCCTTAGTATCGTGTATTTTATTAAATTCTTCCTTAGGTACACTGTAGATATTACGTATGATATGACTATAGCTCTTACTATGAATATTGGTTTCGAAGAAACTCCAATTGTTTACTAGAGCCTCTAACTCAGGAACGCTGACTACTGGATTGAAAATCTGTGCTGGTGCTCTACCTTGTATACTATCCAGGGCCGTTTGCCTGAGTAGATTAGATGTAAAAATATGTTTTACAGCATCACTGGCTTCTTTAAAATCAATCTTATCTTTGGTGAGACTTATTTCTTCTGGAATCCAAAAGAACCCTCTGGCTATTTCTTCAAATTTTTGAATTCTAGGATATTTTACTTCTTCAAATCTCTGTACTGTGACTGGTCCATCTTGATCTAAAAACATTTTTCTCTTTAAATAATTTTTTGGCTTGGCTAGGTTATATTGGTCTCTGCTCATCTGTGTCGTCCTTAAATTCAAAACAAAGAAACCCTTCTTTGTCTATGTATGCGTAGTCAAAATCTGGATCTCTAAGAACATTTAAGATCATAGATTCTGCCCCTTCTTCTATTTCAAATGTTTCGGGTATATTGTATTTGGCAAGCTCTTGATTAATCTGTTTTCTGATTTTTCTCATAGTATGCAGGCCTCACACTCTTCACCATTCTGGTGTGTATACAATAGCACATTATCATTTGAGTTTATAGCATTGGTGTTGGTTACAGCATACTTAGCGCCGACCTTGTTAATCAAGCTATAATAAATCGTCTTCAGGCCCCATTTGTAGGCTAACATGAGATTCTTAGCAATCAGGGTAGCGGGAACCTTGCCATCTTTATAGTGTGCAGGATTGTAAAATGTATTGGTGCTTAGACTCTGATCTATATAGGCAGCAAGCACTGCTGAAGTTTTTAGATAGCCAAGACAATCGGTTTGATCCCACATGAGTTCATACCTATTTTTTAGACGCTTGTATTCGGGAACTACCTGTACAAAAGATCCTGCCTTCGATTCTTTGACGCTGATCAACTCCATAGGCATTTCAATGCCATTTGTTGAGTTCAGCACAACTGAACTTGATTCTACAGGAGCAACTGCCATCAACGTTCCATTACGTACGCCGAATCTTTTCATTCTTTCACGTAGAGGTTCCCAATCTACACTGGGTGTAAAATCAGTAAGTTCATTTACCCCCGGATTACGACGTTCCCAGGGAAATACACCTCGTCCATAGTATGTGTGTTCGCTACGTTTACACGCACCACGCTCTTCAGCTAATTCTACACTGGTTTCAGTGAGATAGTAGGCTTGGTGTTCCATCCAACGCTTGACTTCCACTAGACTGTCCTTTTCGCCATACCTTAGATTACGCCTAGCGTGCCAATAAGCAAGATTTGTAATTCCAACACCTAATGGCTCAAAGTCTTGGTTGGCTAATTGGCTTTGTACGCTGAGAAAATCTTGATAATTAAGGAGATTGCTCAATGAGCGAACCAGTACTCTACAGGCTTTTCGCATATCCTGCGGATTGCGGAACGCACCCCAGTTGATCGACCCAAGAGTGCAAAGAGCGATTCGTCCATTAACATCTTCAATTCTTTGGAAAGGCTTCGTGGGTAGTAGTATCTCCTGGCATAGATTTGATTGATATATTGGGTCAGTGCCTGTATCAAAGGGTCCTTGTTGGATGACGTTATCAATATTGACAAGGTATATTCTACCAGTGTCAGTTCTCTCTTTAAGAATGCCATTTTTGAATATCTCATCCGCTGATATAACTTTCTTTTTCTTTGTCTTATCTTGCTCATAACGCAGGTATAATTTTTCAAATTCTTTTGAGTCTCTGTAGTAGGCTTCATATAGATCAGGCACCTCATGCGGATCAAACAAAGTTATCATTTCATTATTTTTGTACCTACGCCAGAACATGGCATTCACCACAACACTATAGTCCATTTGACGTACTCGGGTTTCTTCTGTACCTTGGTTATTTTTGAGCACAATGAGATCTTCAAATTGATAATGCCAGATAGGAAAAGTTACCGTACAACTTGCGTTACGTATTCCACCTTGACTACAACTGCGTAAATCAGAAAACCATTTCTTCAAAAATGGTATCATACCCGTGTGTTTGATCTCACCATTGCGTATTGGTGCACCTAAGGGTCTAATTCTACCAATTTCCAATCCTATACCTGCTCGTTTACTTGCATATTTGGCCATCATTTCCCCGGCGGCGAATATTGAATCCAATGTATCATCGCTGCTAATAAGCACACAACTGCTGAACTGTTTAGTTGTAGTGCCCAGACCAGCAAGGACAGGAGTAGCAAGAGTAAAGTGCCCGTCGCTTGCACATTCATAGTAGTCCTTTACATATTTTAATCTTTTATCTTTAGGTTCAGCATGGAAGGCAGTGGCAGAAGCAATAGCATATCGAACCTGTGGCGTTTCGTAAATTTGACCTGTGGCACGATTTTGTACAAGGTACTTTTCACATAATTGTGCTATGGCAGCATAGGTATAGTTTTCATCTTTATTATGATCTATAAAAAGTTCGATAATTTTCCATTCTTCAGGAGTGTACCAATCTAGAAGATCTCGGGTATACATTCCTAGTTCAATATTATTTTTGACTATATCATAAAGG